ACTCCTTGAGAATGGTTGAGAGAATTGTCTCCCATACGGCAAGGAAAAAACCTGCGTGGAGAATGAAATGGTATTTCAGCATCTGCATGCATTCGCAAACCATCGTTCGTGGTCCCTACAGACATGCCAGACATGCCGCTGTTTGGTGCGCTGGTAATGTATTTCTTTGATCCATCACTGGAGCTAGTAAAAGGAACATATGGATTCTGCCCGTAAGCAGCTGTTGTGGAAATTGTGTTTCGTATGACTTTAAGGCGGGTGAAGTTAATTCCTGACATGGATTCGTCTCTCAATCTCCACCTAATACCACCGCGCCTAGCCAAAAACAATGTGGAAAACCACGTTATGGGAGTCTGATAAACATAATTATAAGGAATATTGTTTGCCAAATGCATGGCTCCCGGAGCTTTACCGCGATGTAACGGAAATGCGGAATAGTTCAAGCGATACAACAATGTACTAGCTCCCGCCACCAGAGGAAAAGCTATTGACATATAACTTGTATATCGTTTAAGCAAATAACGCAAACTGGTAACTGGATCGCCATGATGAACCATGGGCGCCTTGTCTTTTGCGCCGATATATTTGCCGAAAACGACATGTGGTTTCAATCTTTTAGCAAAATGTTCCTCTACTTCCAACTGACCACTTTGTGGAAACATCGTATAATTGTCTATGGCGTCAACTGGATCAAACATCTCAAAATCAGGTCCAGCTGAAACAAACATCATAATGTCTGAAATGGTAGATGCGGCATTGGAACAAGTTAACTCATTGACAACAGACAATACCAAATGCCCATTACTGTCCAGAGGATTAAAATTAACTGGGGTAATGCCATATATAGAAGCAACGCCATCCAAACCAGGCCGCAAAGGTCTCAAGTAAGGAACGTGTGACATATATCCAACATCAATAATAGCCTCATGCGATTCAGCCAAATCCCATATGTACGTGTAAGATGTATTATATTCTACTGGAAGACCTGGAGAAGCAGTAACACCGTTGGGATCATACGTAATGCGCAATCGCCCTTTGTGAAAAGCAGAAGCGACGGCAACAAAGCGAAAGCGCAAAGAACCACGCCATTGTCTAAATGCCTGCATAGTATAAGCAAGAGGCGTCATAGCAATCTGCTGTGCAGCACCAGTTCCTGGACCATTTGCCCAAAATGTTGGATTAACATTAGCATAAAATATATTCAAATCGGGCAATGCGTTAGAATTCCATTCAAACTTAGTTACATACGATTCACGTTCAACAATAGATGATAACATCATATCGTCCTTGCGTGCCAAACCCACCACACTGGGGTCAACAGTTACTTCTTGTTTATCGTCAAAGGTCATTTTGTATATGGGGTCATGCTGCACGGCACTTGCCAAATTGGGAGAAATGCGGGGAATCATGTACGAAATATCACTAACAATAGCCGGTTTGGAAAATCCTAAAGCTATAGCAATCTGAGATCCCATATGTAAAATCGACTGCGAAGCCAAGGCGTATGGTCTAATAGAAGTTATCCTTGACAAAACACCTGCAACATCGGACAAAACCGCCAATGGTTTAGATATTATCCCTCTACCATATTCGTCACCTGATTGTGGCACTAGGTTAGGTAAATTGGAACTTGTGGGTGCCCCGAAAACAACGTTTTCTGCCCAACATAGCGCTGTTATTGTAACACCGTCTTGTGCAGTGCTCATACTTCTCAATGGCGACATCTCAGTTAACGCTATGAACCCTGTCGTTAAATGTTCACCTAAAGCAGTACTAAAAGCGTTATAATGGTGAACATAAGGCAATCTGAGACAACCCCCTTCACAAGATGTAGGGTTCAGAAAGACGTGTGGTGGCTGAGACAATATGACTCTAGATGGTACCAAGTTAACCAACGTTGCAGGAGTTAACAATGTGTCATTAGAAGTGTTACTAACTGCAGTAGCCATCCATCTACCGTAATGCATAGGCGTTCCATTAATCATAAATCGAAAACACAAATCACACTTAAGGTTACGATAATTGTTAATTCTGTTCATCACTCGTTTGTTAGTAAAAAATGTACTAGGATTAATGAATAAAGGAGCCGTAGGCGCAGTGGCACCAACAGTAACAATCTGCGAAAAAACTTTAATAGGCCTCGATAAGAACTTAGAGATGGACACCTCATCCATATCAACGTTGTAATGAGTATTGTCCATGTCCTGGTCATAGGAAGCCTCTTCATGATGAAAATCGTCTATGAATGTGGTTAAAACTTGAGTTTTGTTTTGAGAAACCTCTTCTAATATACCTGACTGTGGAAATAAATTCACCGATCGAGCGTCCAAACCTAAACTACGATTCTGTTGGTTAGGTCTTTCTGGTCTATTAGGCCTTATGGGAATAGGTGTCTCAATCGTTGCTTGTGGAGTTGGCGGTACTTTAATTCGCAATGCATCTGCCAATATAACAGCAGAAGCATACCAATCTGAAGATGGAAATGGCAATGAGTAATCTCCCTTCTCAAAAAAAGTATAATACTCATTGCGATTTTTAAGCACAAGTTCCATAGCTTCCACTATGAGAGATCCATCAGCATAATAAAAAGTTTCTGGAACTGCCAATCCTGCATAATAGCCACCTTCGGGAAAAACACCCGAGTGTGGCGTTAGCGGAGAAATGTCACAGTTATCATCAAGATGATGCCTATTGACATCAGCAAAATAATCACTGCGAGGAGAACATAAACCACACGAAACTGTGTCCCAATGTTGTATTGCAGATCCAAGACATGCAATTCCATTGAATTGCGGATGTCGGTGGTATGCATAACAAACATCAGGGGGTAGTTTGCGGATCCTCCGTTCTGATTCTGACAAAAGTGATAAAGGCGGGCTATCCGGCCCTTCCAGTGGGGTTAAACTGGCTGTATACCCCTGTTTTTCGTACAATCTTGACTTCGTGCTTGTACTTGCACCTTGTTTAGTTTTCGTGAAACTATATACAACCTGGAGAACGTTTCAACCCTCCAGGAGGTTCAGCATTCAATGTCGTCTCCCACACAAGCCTATGATTCTGCTGACACACAGAACCATGGTAACCAATGTGTGGTTCATTCTTAACGTTGTTCAACAGCCATGCTGCAATTCTGTCGTCAAACGTCAAATGGTTCGTCCTCACGAAACGGTGGAATTTTCTGGTTTCCACGAACCGATTAACACGATCACGAAAGTCTTCATATTTTGTTCTTCCGTGCGCAACATATTCTAACATGGCACTATCAAGCAAATCACCAAAAAGTTCCTCTTCCGTCATGTGTGATACAGGTATGCCACACGACAATGATTTAATAATACTAGATTCTGACAATGCACCAAGACGTCGTTGAAGCTCTGGTATATATACAGTTTGGCGTTTTAAAAAATCAACTTCACTAACATGATAAAATAAATCATGATCGCCCTCTTTAGTTGGAGGGGTGTATAATATACCATATTGATTTAACCAATAAGCTTTTATCTGAGCGTTATACCAGTCGCATTTAATAGAAACAGTGCCAATATCATCATCACCATATGTCATCATATGAACATTGTTCCTAAAAGGAGGCGGAACACCCCCATGTGCTTGATAATAGGCACACCGAGAATTAAGGCTATTGGCAGTGCTGTTAACATAAGACGTCAAATTTTGCCCACTTGGGTTTCCTCGTGACATCAT